CTTGCGAAAGCACCCTAGGACTCAGCTCCGTTCGCAAGGAATCTTCTAACCTATACGAAACTGAGCCATACCTTACCTGTCGGGTGGGCAACTCTATAAACTGCACCCTACATACTGAGAAAGAATAGCGTCATTCCAGCATGCTGGTTGTCTGAGGACAACCAACAGCTGATTATCAGCTAAGCAAAACTCAGGTATGTAGAGTTAAGTTTGGTTGCCCCCTTCACGACTAAAAGCCGTATACCCGGGTGCCGGGTAACTAATAGGACGGTAGAGTACGCGAAGTACCAGATGCAGGTTTGGTACGCCTAGCATAAATGCCAGGCTGACCAACCCACATGAAAAGGCTGAAATCGTCTCCAGCCGCAACATAACGCGTAATCAATGGGGTACTAGGTGAATGATAAAAACCTAGGTGGCCAGCATTCTCGCCGAGCCACTCATTCCCGCTTGTACCGGTTCCGTTAAGGAAACGCCGTCCAGGTGCGAAACGTTTATTTGAATAAAACGGAAATTCGACTTCTGCAGCACCGTCAACCAATGGGTAGCTTACATCTTGCCCAGCTGCACCTTTGTGCAGTGCAAGTGTTTCAGCAGCTAAATGGTCGTCATTGGTGGTAGAAGTGTCATAATTGTACCGTCCACAATCTGATTGGTGGACTGGTTCTGTAAACCGTCTTATCATCAAATAACCGGAATTCTCAAAAGCCGAAGGCATATATTTAGAGCGGAGGCCACCTCGCCAACCCACATAACACGGAGTAAACCAATTCAAATAGGTCATCCCTGTGTAATTGTAGGGAGTACTGGCAGGAGTAGCTCCAGCATCCGTAACATGCCTAGGAGATACAGATTGTCCCGGTTCTACTGGAAAGTTTGATTCGATCCAATAGAATTCAGCGCCCATAGAGGCACCCATTACTTGATGAAAACAATAACGTTTCAAAAGTGCACGAATGGAGCGAAAAGACTCTCCAAAGAATACGTGCACATTCGGGTCGACAAGTGATGCCTCTTGTCCAATGGAAGTCACTGGTGCTGGTGATTCAGGAATATTATCCTGCTCATCAATCAGCTCTTCACCCTCCTCTCCCGAATGAGGTTCATAACCAGACTGCGGTTCATACTCTGAAATAGAGAGAATGTCATCAGTCGGGCAAGCAACCTCAAAATCTTCGCCTGCACTCACAAATACATTAATGTATACTGGTTGTGCTAAGCTAGGATTCGGAGAAGTGAGTTCATTCACCACCTCCAATCTTATGTCTCCATTATGGAAGTCTTCAGATCTAGAAGTTGTACCACCAGGATGGTTATACAGACTAGTTCCAAGACGGTCATTCACGCGGAGCCACGATTGGGGATGATTCCAAGCAACTAACATTTCGAAGTCCCGATTCGTTGCTAGATCGATAATACGAGAATATACTTCATTCTCGTCAGCAGATGTTCCACCATGACTATAAGGATCATAAGAAATCCTCATTCTGCCACGGTGTAACTGAGAAGCGGCGATCTGAAAACGAAATTTTATTGACCCACGCCAGAACTTAAAAGGCGCGGAAACGGTATACATCGGTGCTAAGAGATTGAGCACATAAGAATTGATTGTTTCTTGCAGATGAAAATCCGGTCCAACAACCAAATCTCCTAGTGCAGCTCCTCCAGCATCCGACTCGGACCATTCTATGGTAGTGACGAACATCTCCTTCTGTTTGATATAATCAAACGCCATTTCGTCAACATCAGAAAGTCCTACTGTACGCGGGTCAATTGTCAACTCTTGCTTTGAATCAAGAGTTAGTTTGGCAACAGCTTCATGGGCATCAGTGTTAGCCAAATTTCCGGCTCCTTTCAATTTGGATCTTTGAATATCGGAGACGATGGTTGGTCGGGAAAACCCAAATACATGGGCAACACGACCAACTGCACTCGCAACAACTTCAGTTGGGCGAGCAAAGGGCCGGATGGATGGAATATTCGCAAGCATTCCTGCTACTTTTGCAACTGCAGAAGCAGGTTTCGAAATAATTCCAGTTCCATATTCGTCTCCAGCATGAGCTTCCATTGGGGGACTCTCGATGTCACCAGGAGGAGATTCATCGCCTGAATAGGCGCACTTGGAATGACAAGTGCGAGCCCAAGCAAGAACCGCTGCAGCAACGGACAAGCCCGCTGCAGATGCAGCAATCTCCTCTCCACTATGTGCAGCATATGTGCCATAGGAATTCTTGGTGGGAGCAGCGAGACGAACATTCTCCATCCAGGCATAGGCCGTGATATTGACGGTGCCAGTGGATGAGTTCGCATGCAACAAATCGTTAATAGATTGCAAATGCAAGCGACCCATATCACCATAGGTATCACCAATCAAATCAATCCAATTGTCTGGACACAAGAATGGACATACTATCTCACCACCTTCAGATGAGGTGGGATCGAGAAAGACATGTGGAAGCATGGACAACTGCGCTTTATAATAGTCGCCATTGACAGCACCAAAGGAATGACCATTATATGCCTGTCTTGGAAAATATGCTCCAATAGCTCGTCCATAAAAGAATGGACCACCATTGATAGCAAGGCGAATGTGCAAATTGCCCTGGAGGAGTCTGTAACCCTCTACACGATTTCGAACGTTCGTGTCCTCCAAAAAGAGGGTCCACGGATCTATGGCGGTCTGAAAAGAACCCGAGGTCACAGTCCAAGATTGATCCAAAATCTTGACTGGACGACGGAGGTATTCTGCCAGATCAGCATCACCATAATAGCCAACATCTCGAGTAGAATCCATAACGGAATCAACTCTAGTGGTCCAGGCTGCATCAGCATGGTGAAAGGCAACAATACTTTCTTTATGATCGTCATCCGCACTAGTATATGTATTTACATTATTATTACTTAATTTAACACTAGCGATACAATTTATTTACAATACATAGGAGGGCATCAACTCACATATGCACGGTGCGTTGTGGGTGGCTGGCGAGACCATAGGTAAATACCTATCAATTCCAATATGTACAAAGCGTTCCACATGCACTCAACAAGACACAAATAACATGCAGTGGCCGTAACCATATATACACAAGGTTTTTTAGCTTAATATATACAAAGCACCTCCGATAAACCTAAACGGAGAGAGGGACCTTTTAAGCCGCCGCGGCTATGTGCGGATGTTCCCGTAGGAACTCATACTGCAACCCAAGAATTTCGTTGTCCATTCTACGAATAGCAACTAGGTACTTGAGGTAGATCCGCACGAAACTCCGCATTTCCAAAATGGTGAATATGCCAAAGGCAAACAGGGCACCATATATGACCATATACCACAAAATGGGTAAGAGAATCAAGATCAACTTGAGATAGTCGACAGGAACATGCGGTCCGGGGAGAGGAGTAAACCAGAGGTACTCAACACCATCCTTGCAAATGTGCTGGATTTCAGCCATGCGATCAATTGCAATCTCGGTATATTCAGTACACTCAAAGCCAGAATGCTCCTCATAGACAGGGGGTTCTTCCTCCTCGGGAATGGAGTCGCTGAATTGAAGTGGGGTATACTTCTCATGCCACTCTCGTAGACGGCTTTCAAAAGGTTCGTCCAAAAGAGTACACATATGAGTGATACCGGCCTTCGCAGCAACTTCCTGCATCTGCAATCGGCGCATTTCATACACCGTGCGACCATGCATAAACCACTCTCGAAGAGCACCATCAATGTTCATGGCAGCTTGTTCCTTCAGAGAAACATGCTTGGAACGGAGAACAGCCTTCAACGATTTGAAAATACTTTCCTCATCAAGTGCACCGACATAATATCCACATTCATGCAAATGGTTGTGTCTCTTCAAGAAATCACAATCTTCATCTGTAAGAAAAGGAATTGGTTCAGCTTCCTTGTCAGGCATAGTAATTTTCATATCAATCGAAGCCAATTTCTCGGCCAATGAAAGATGGTGGAACTCGGGGAAATCAGAAGAAGCAGATGATTTAAAGTCATCTCCATACGTGGTCAACGCTACCGCATCACAGAATCTACCTTTAAAATCAGGGTAGATCATGCGAAACCCAATTCTATTCAACAAGGAATTGACAATCGAGTTGATGTACACGGTGAGGTTCTGACCAGAAGGGTTAGAACCCTGGAGCATGACAACATCACCATTGTAAGCCATCATAGGATAGACAACTTCAGTGGCAATACCTCTCATCATGGCAAGATCCTCATCGCTATAACCACACTTCTCTGCAAAGTCAATCAAGATCTTAAATGCAGCAGAAGTCAGCTTCGCGGACATACGGAGGTCATATTTAGAATAATCTCCCGCAACAATGCGATCTGTGCCAAACTTCTTCACATGCTCTTGGAGAGCATCCCATTCGAGCCCGTGTGCATTAATACCAACAGCACATTCGGAGACCAATGGGAATAAAGAGAGAACACGAGCAATTGGAAGAAAATACTCACGAATTGCAAGTTGCAAGGTCAAAGGTGCGGCTTGAAAAACACGTACCTTCTCCTTCTCGATCTTGGTTGGCTCGTCCTTCAAGCATGCCTTGAACATCGGATAATACCTCTGTCCAGTTCGAATGGCAGCTTTGAAACGGCGAAGCTCCTCCCAAATACCGGTACAAAAAGTCCGAGGACAATTGTGCTCGTCATTGGGAGCAAGTTCGATGATCTTGCCTCTCTTCGGACCTCCAAGAGGATATCCACATGAGGTATTAGGGGGCATTGCATTGATAATGCGAACGCCATCCCTACCGGAGACAGTCTCGATTTCAGTGAGTTTCCTCACTTCCTCCTTGATGCCTTCAACCTCAAAAATCGACCACAATTGGTTCTCAAAGTCTTGGACAGCCCAATCCAAATATTCCGTTTCACAACCAATAGCTGGATTGGAAGAATAGACTAGACTCTCATACCAAGATTTCCATCTGTGAAAATGTGGACCTCCGTATTCTTGTTCATGGCCACATACTTCAGTGATGTAGTCCGCAATAGGAGTTGCGGTGACCTCACTATAGTATGACGTACGACCTTTACAAGAACCAAAATAACGGATGTTACATTCCTCAGGTAACCAATTCAGTGGAGATTTCACGTGGATGTCGGGTCCTTCATACCACTCGATACCGTAATGTTCAGTATAAACGGTACCTTCACTGATATGCGGCAGAGCAGAAATGTGCTTAGTGTAATACACCTTAGCCATCTCTTCATATTCTGCGGCCGTCATGGATAAGGCACATCCAGCTCCAGTTCCAGTTAAACCACCGATGTGGAAACCAATAATCTGGGGAGCTTTAGTGTCAGAAACCATAGTAGCCATACACATACCGGAGAACGTCTTCATGTCAGACAACTCATAGTGGTAGCCCTTGGAAACACGGATAGAATTATTAATCTTTCCGGCTTTCGCAGTTCCATGGCCAACAAGATAAGTGTCGTCCTTATTCATAAAATGAATTGAAAACGGAGCGGTTTTGTGTTCGTCAAGAGCCAAATACTCAGACAAGTCCTCAAAAGGTGATGTATTGCAACATTGAACCAATGCAACATCCTTAGTGGGATGAACAGAAGCTGCACCAATTGAGAAGATTTCCGAGAATTGTCCTCCTCGTATATGTTCTCCACGCCGATAAATCTTGTAGGTTTTCGGCTTGTCAGTGAGAATGTGATAAGGAATCAGGAGTTCGTTAGCGCGGACAAAAAATCCGTTGACAAACTTCTTTTTGCCATCCTCATCATCATAATTGACATATACAAGATTTTTCTTGACCTTGGGTATAAGACGTTCAGTATCAATACACTTGCTCTTTTCAGAAGCAGGAAGAGATTCAACAACCGTCTTTGCCCAGTCGGACTGCTCAGCATCACGCTTCCTGATGTCCTCCATAGTCTTCGGTTGAATATTACCATGAGGTTCCATCACCTTAGAGGAGGAATACAGCTTGTAAGCGGCAGCTAATCCGGTCAATACGACTGCACCCGTCAATGCGTATTTCAGAAACTTATCACGAGTACGAGTAAACTCTAAAGGAAGAGCTCCTCGACGCTCGCGAAATTCCTCAATAACACGCACATGGGTAACAGTCGCACATTGGGCCAAGTAAGGCCAAACGATAAGACCATTCAAAGCACCACCTACAGCGGGACCGAGCAGGAACAAGAAAAATGAGAGGAAGAAATTGAGCATCAGTTGCCAATACTGCATCACGATAGAAGAAGACTTCGTAAAAAGCAGATATCGTTCGAACATGGCTGATTCCACCACGCAATCTGGCAACCAATCAGTGTAACCAAAAAGCGAAAAGAAATGTAATCGCTCATTTAGCCACTGCAATTGCTCATTCGATGACTCTCGCAACCATGTCGAAAAGGAGCGACGGAATGGATAAAGTGCTGACAAAATTCTCGCCATAATCCAATTCCATATCCAATTCGTAATGGTCTCGGTTCCAAAATGGGGTTCACAGACGCCCAATGCAACAGAACAAGCTGCTTCAAACTTTTCCTTAGAGAAGGATTCCTCCTCATGGAATTGCTCCTCAGCAGCTATAGACTGGCATTTAGCACACTCGGACTGAACACGACCATGTTCACAAACAACAATTTGTTCGCGAATCTTGCCGTGATTCTTCACGTAATCCTTCTGTTTCCTGAAGTGTTCACGTGATTTCATAATATGAAATTCGAGAGCGTCTGCATATGACAATCCTTTGGTATCACCATCCTTGAAAGTCATATACTCCCATTTCTTTACTCCCCATTCCTGAATGTCAATATCATATGCATCAGGGACCGCAGGAAGATTTCCAAACTTTTCGCGGTACTTATCCTCGCTGAATCTTTCATGTTCAGCGAATTCCGGCTTCAGGAATGGTTTCATTCGAATACCACGCCTCTTAGCCGATCCGGGAGCGTTTGACAACTTATTGAACAAAAGATCATCTAGATTCGAAGTTGTCACTACCATCTTGGGACGCCAGGCAATCTTGCCTTTTTCGTTGGCTTCCGCCTTAGGTACGTATGAGACTACATTATTACAAATCTCAATAATATACTTGAGCGGATTTTCGTTCTCAAATTCAAGAACAAAATTACCAAAATCATCCAAGATGATAACCACTGTATCGTTCTTAACAGTGGACGCAAATTTGTCGCCTGGATTGACTGTAGCTACTTGCTTTTGAGTATATCTAACACCATTGGCTTGCAGCACTACTTCAACCAGGACCTGGGTCATCATTGATTTTCCGATACCAGGTTTTCCCACAAGATAGATGGAATATGGAGCTTCCCGCAATCCACCAGACACTGTCTGTTGAATAAACTGGAGTTTCCACTCTTCCAATTGCATACATCGAGCATCTAGAGTACGCTTCTCTGGTGGATTCTTCGTCTGTTGCCGAAGAATAATATAGCCCGACAATGTATTTTCTAACACGTGGGCCAATTCCTGTTCGGACTTGTACTTCGTCTTCTCAAGATCACCTGTCGGAAGGGCCTTCATACTAGCACTAATGCCAATATATGCCTCATCCAAGATCCGGGCAGTCTGATTATCGAAGAAGAAAGGGCGAATCGATCTGGTTTTGAATGCTTCATATCCTGCCTCAACGAAATAATCCGCTGTAACAAGAATGGCATCCATCAAATCAAAAGCACTAGCTTGCTTCTCATCGATCTTGAGAGTAAAAAGTTTCATGTCTCCCATCCGAAAATTCACATCAGCAGCCTTGCACAAACCTGCAGAGACTGCCACGGACAAAACACGCTGAAAGTACTTCCAAGCAGGCATCTTAGAAACAGATTTCCAATTGGAGGTGACAGACCTAAAAACATCCAGCCAAGCTGGATTTTCAGAATCTTCGTCTCCTTCATGGGCTTCCATAGCCAAAACGTCTGCAAGATACTCTCGCACGGTGTTGAAAAGGCTTTTTCCAGTCAATCCCTGAAGATATCCTAGAATCGCCGCCATCATACCGGAATAGGAGCGAGTTTCGCGAAGTTCAATAAAGAGCAAGATCAAGCGTTCGATATGTTTTATGACCTGGTCAACTTCTCGAGTAGAAAGGGCCTCAGAGTAAGTCGCCATGCGATCAGACAAACCATCGAGTTTGCTCAACCAAAACTCAATACAATCCTCATCACCATCATGAGGATGGTAATAAAGTTTCTTCGCATTCCATTCAGCGCGGACTTTTTCAACCTTAGCGTTAAAAAGCTTAGCCTGCAAATCAATCTCAGCTTCAGTGATAGCCATCATCTCAGCTTTGATCTTAGCAGCATGAGCCAATTTACGCTCAATCCTGGCACGAACTATAGTTTCAGGGAGTTCTTTGAACTCTGGATTCAACGTATATTCAGTGCCAGAATGAGGTTCATAAGAATCCTCATCTGAACGATCGTGGTGGGCCGTTGTGAGCATATTATGCATACGCTCTTCCCAAGCTTCAAACTCCGAGAGAGGAGCTTCCAAAAAGGTATCATAATCACAATTAGAGAAGAAATAATCCCACTCTTGTGTGGATGCACCTTTAGGAGGCACCTTGCAACCTTCAGATTCCACAGTATAATCATCGTCCACATGGGAACGAATAAATCCATCACTACGGACTTCTAGTTGCGACACAGGAGGTGTTGGCGGCAAAGGAAGGTAGGGGCAATCCTTCTGTACATGTTCAGTAGCAGTAAAATCGCTGTCATACTCAACCTCAATACCATACAACTCCATGGCCTCTTCAAAGTGATCGTCGAAATCAAAAGAACGGCTTCGACGAACGCTAGTAGCCTGAGAACGGCGAGAGGTAGAGGACACGGAAACTGTTTCAGCAACCGTATCTCTCTCTTCCAACCGCAAGCCCCAAAGAGTACGATTGGTTCTAAGAATCTCGGTGACGAGAATCGAATCTCCAATGCGCACAGGGACTCGAGTAATAAGGGCAACCTCATCACTCAATCCATGGGGATTGGTGGGACTCACTGGACAATCAGTGAGAATCAAGTTGTTTTGCTCTGTGAGACTTTCAAAATAATTAAAGTTAGCAGCAAAAGAAAATTATACGAAGCACACTTGCCGGAGTGCAACGTCAGTGGTCGTATTGGAATTACTATACTTTACTCGCGTGAGGCGTATAGTCCGGTCACCACCAAAGGGCCAGTGCATTTGCATACACGGACCAACCGAATATCATGTTTACTGGATCATCTCCATGCTTCCATGAAAGCATTATACACAATCAGCTGTCAGTCAGGGTCCCAAACCTGAAATATCTGAACGACACTGTATTGCTTCACTTCTAATATGAATACTATCAGAAGAACTCAAACTTCACACACGACTTACGTATTCTGCGTGACAAACCCAAAATTAACTCAATCTGTAGTTATAACCATGATGGAATCCAAGTTTACCCAAAAAAGGGACTTGTAAGAATCCAGGTCAGTGAACCATCATGAATTGCCTAAGGGTGATCAGAATAAATTCTTCATCAAATAGACTAAAAGGACTCAATAGCAAAAGCTATTGAGAATTTCCTAGAACAAATTCTAGACACGGGCTCCAAAAGAGACACTGTCATACAAAGACAGTCTCAAAAGATACCGTCGTTGTAACATTTCACTATATATGTAATATGGAAAAATAAAATATGTTCATTAATATACAAAATTACGCATCAGGGGGTGTACCTGAATGCACAAACAAAAAGGTTTTCGTTTTGATAAATCTTGACTAGAGATCTCCTCAATCAGAAATATAAGGAGGTAAAATAAGTTCGAATCAACGAAGACTACATCATAATACTTGCACAAATTGCATAGAAAGAAGCGGTGAATACACCGCAACCATCTATATTATACAAGAAATTATGGGTGAATACACCAAGTAATCAACATCAATAAGAGCTACGGGG